TAATGTTGTAAAACTTGATTGAAGAACAGTAAATGAAAATTTGTTCGAAGAAACAAATGGTGGTGTCAATGGAGACAGAGGGGGAGAAGGCAAAGGTGGCTGAGATGGTGGTGCTTGAACACCGTAAACTCTTATCTCGGCAATAGCTAAAAGCTTGTTACGAGGGTCTTCTTGTCTAATGGTTACATATTCAAAAGAGGATGCTGAATCACATGTTGTTAGGGATGGGTCTTGTGTTCCCGATGAAACAGTGCCACATTGAATTGACTTATCGCCAAAAGAATTACCTAACCATACATAGTATGGATACAACCACTGTTTATTATAATTATCTATACGGTTGAATACTAAAACTTTTCCTACAACGCTAGAAGATATTTTAACAGAAAGCCATTGCTCGTCCACCTGGTTCCAAGCAGTTGCGCTAATTGTATTTAAAGAATTATCATATACGTGCGATGCTTTATATGATCCTGTATTATCATAAGTGGTAGATTGTGATGCACTTAAAATTGAAATGTGGACGCCGTGTGTTGCGTCATAAGATGGATCTACTACTGTTGCAAAAGAAGTATTTAACGACGTAATATTAATTTTAGAATGGTTGTATAATTCATAAAAATCTGGAAAACTGTTATTATGAGAATTAAAAAACGCACTTGTAAATATAAAATTATTAAATATAAAAATTAAAAAATAGAGAAGAGAATACATTTAAACTTTTTTGTTGACCAATATTTTTTTAGTTGTTTTTTGAGATTATTTAAAAATATAATGTAAAACTTTATAATATAAGGTTTGTTTATACCAATATAAAACACCCCAAAAATACTTGAATATAACTATTTCCAAATTATTAGAGTCTACTTTCCGTTTATTAGTTTTATAACTTATATAAAATAATAATATATTTTAACCACCATATTCTTCACTACTTGCTTCATCATCGGTATCATTATCAGCATACCATCCGGTTCCAATTCGATATCCAAAAAAGTAGAGTCTAAGCCGGGCATATAAAATTTTTCTTTCCCACCACCTTGGTTGAATCATTCATAACAGTCCTAATTTAATTTATATTATAGAGACTTTTGGAATAATATAAATAAAAATTTATAGGAAAGAAACATACAAAACACTTGAATCATTTGGATCTATGAACGCAGATATAGGAGTTTGAACAACCGGACTTTTGTTTTTCGATTTATCTAAATAGTTTCTCATTTTTTCAAGAGTATTTGTAAATACATAAATCAAAGTATTTGAACTGTTGTAAAAGTTTATTTTCCATTTTTTAGTTATATTGTCATCATTGATCATTATCACATCACCGGATATATTAATTGGCGAAAATATAGGTTGATTTATGGACTCTTTTTTAATATTTGCAAGGGGTATATCGAAAGAATACTCGGAAGCTACAAGTACTAATCTGAGAGATGTCAGGTATACGATTCCGTCATGTGATCTCTCATCAATAGTAAATTTTATATTATTCTTTTTCAAAAACAAAACTTCATTTTCGTAAAGTTTTGGTACACTGTCAATCAAAACGGGATGTTCCATGTTTTTACAAATAACAAAAAAAAATTAAAAAGTTTATCTTTAGTATATAATTTTGTAACGTAACGGAGGAGGAGAATTTGACATATTACGCGAAGGAGGTGTTCTCGGTCGATTGTCAATGTGACCTTTTTCAGGTGTAGGAAGTTGTAAAAATGGATCAGTTATATCTTCTTCCGAAGATTCTCCCCACACTTTAGCAGCAGCTTTTCTAAGCAAAACTTGTCTATCTTCATTATTATCACAAACAACAGTAACATCAATTATACTGGAATCTTCTTTTAGAATAACATTTGCGCACTCCAATAAATTTTTACAAACGTAAAAGTACTCGTTTTTTTTCATTTTGAAAAACGGAGTCAACAACACGATTCTTTGACATGTTCTGTTTTTAAGTATATATTTAGATGCTTCTTCTACCATATTAGGATACGAAGGCGTTAAAAAATTAAGCGCATCCTTGTCAAAAAATATGTTTACATCATCTCTTATTTTCCAGTCAATAGAATTAGAAACAAGTGCAATTCTGGGTCTTCTTAATTCAGTTTCTGCATGCAGTAATGTCATCAAAGGAAAACCTTCATTCCATGCTTCGGAAATTGTATCTATTGTATCAAGTATTTTTGGTAACAAGTTTGGAGAATCAGGGCTCATATCTGAATACAAAAACCCTTTAGAATAATAAAAATACATAGTTCCTCGTTTGGGGACACAAAATAGGCAAATAATGTGGTTAGGATAATCGTTCTCTATTCTCTGCAATAACCTGGATCCATATTTCATTCCCTTTTCATTTTTTGTAAAAATTAAATCAACAAATAAAAAACCTTTGCATTTATGTTTTCCTAAAGCTAAACCGACTGTAGACATTGCATTACTTGGTTTAGCAAACTGGCATTCCATAGTTTTGTTAGAGGAAATGATTACCAATCCTTTTGGATCACCTTCTTTTTCAATTGTATAGCATGCGATCGAATTTTCTATTTTGTTTCTGGCATCTTCCTCAGACCTTACCAATCTCTGGTTTTTTTCGGATTCTTCGACATCACAAAGGATGGGTTTGTAATTTTGAATCATAAGTTCGAATAAATAATCATTTATAGCCTGTTCTTTTGTAATTATTTTTGTATCATTGTCGTCACTGTACTTACTTTGTGTTTTTTTCCAAAAGAAGAAGGAGTTCCCACTTTCTATTAAATCCGTTAAACCTATTTTTTGCTTTTTTGTTTCTTCAACCCATTGTTCCCAATTCAGACTTCCATTTGATGTAAGTTTAGGAACAATCCATTCAAAAAGAGGGTTTTTCGAATTGGGGACTTTTATTTTGTTATTTTTCATAATTTGTCGAACCTTTTCTTGTGTAATCTCTATCTTTAATTTCTTGTCCATTTTTAATTAAATAAAAAAAAAAATAAACAAATCGTGCGTATATAATTTTTCTTATATATATTTTTATTTTTATTATAATTTCTTTTTAAAAATAAAAATAGTATGAGTAATCGTTTTGTAAGTTCCACAAACGCAATTGCATATACATCTGAAACTCCTCCGTCCCGGATACACGTTTATGATACTCTCCTTAAAATATGGTTGTTCCCATGGGATGTTTCACCAACTACACGCCCCCGTTCACCAAATAGCGTAATTTTTTCGTTTGGAAACAAGATATCATCATGAAGTCACTGAATCTGTAGAATCAGACGGTACTATGGAATGCGGTGTCACCGAAAAATTCCTTATGAGTGAGAAAGATTACGAAGCTACATCTGCTGTAAATACTGGAATCACACCGGACTCAGATAATTGCTATGCAAACATCAAGCCTTGTAATGCAACAGTCGTTGCATAATTCATGTTGCTTTTCACTTCTCATCCTACCGTCGCAACAAGCTAATAAATAATTCTAAAAAATATTTTTAGGGTGTGAAATTTTAAAAAATATTGAAATATTTAAAAAAAAACTTGTATTACTTTTAACTATTTTTTGTTTAAGTATTATAAAGAAGGTAGTTAAAAATATAAAAATGGAAATCGTCGCACCTTTTGTTTCAGATTATGTAAAACATACTATAAATTTAAGTTATGTTAACAATAATAAAGTACATAAAATACACGGTTTGGTAATTTTGACAACAGAAGAAAAAGATCTTTTAAACTTTGTTTTTGATCTTTCAGAAACCACTACCATGTATAAACATGATGTAGAAACACTTTTTCAGTATAATAATAGTAGGTGTCTGTATCAATATAGTGAAAAAAATAAAAGTTGTTATGTATACATTATAAGATATAAAAATAAAGAAAGTTGTAAGTACAGTCTAATAAAGAACAATTTAAACGCGTTCACTAGAAGTGATGGGGAAATGTTGCATGACTTTCTTGGAAAACATTTCGATCTAAACGATGTAAATGAATATGTAAAAAGAGGTAGAAAAGTAAGGAAAATAGTAAGAAGAGTAAGTTGGGGTACACCATCTATTTTTGAAAAAGATGCAGAGCTACTTTGAACCAAACCAATGGACGCTACAAACCTCTTTGATCCAAACCAATGGACGCTACAAACCTCTTTGATTCAAACCATTGGACGCTGCCAACCTCTTTGATCCAAACAAATGGACGCTGCCAACACTCTCACGACACCGACACTGACTCTCGAAAAATCGACTTTTAAAAAATGGGAGGAAGTCAAGCTCATTTTTGAAAAGGTGAAAATTGAGATAATGGCAAACCCAGAACTGTTCAAACTTAATAGAGATGTCGTTTCGTGGAACCTTTCGTGGAATCGGAGAAAAGGAGCACTTGGACTTTGCAGATATGGTCCAAAACTAATTGAAATATCTGCATATATGTTATGGGGCGGAGCCACAAAAGAAGTTTTGGACAATACAATTCGTCATGAGTTTGCACATGTACTTACACCAGGTCATCATCATGATAAAGTATGGCAATCAGTCGCTTTAAAATTAGGTTGCGACGGAAAGCGGTGCTCTACGGATTCGACACTTAGTGTCACTGCACCAAGAAAGTATGAAATCAAATGCAAAGACCATGGGAATAATCATTTTTGCATGACCCGCCACAATCGTCCAGGAATTCAAAAAATGAACATGTGGCGTTGCCCAAAATGTAAAGGAAAACTTCAAATTTATACTAGATAGTTTTTCCCTTACATGGTACATGAGCTGTAAAGTCGAGGATCATTTGTATGCCACCATTCTGGGAATCTGTGAGGCGAACATTTTAAATGCAAAGGAATATAACTAGAAATATAGAGACTTTTTTTGAAAGATGCTTTCCTACAACCCAAAACTTGTGATTCACATGATGGGTGAGTTCAGTTGGTCCAAAGGAGGTTTTAACGCATAACACAAAGATTCATTTCTTGATAAAACATTTTTATTACAATTCATTTTTATTCTTTATTACGAATTATATTAAAAAAATTGTACGGTAGCGTAACTTAATTACACTAGCATATAAAGGAATATAAATAATAATTAAATAAGGCATCCTGATTTTATTTTTAAATCAGATATTTTAAACAACTCATATATATTAACACATATGACAAATACTAAAAATAGATTTGATTTGCTTCCTCGTGAAATAAAAGAAGAAATATCTTCTTACATGATGTCATATGTTTTGACTTGCGAAAACTATTACCGTGAAGCAGCCGATAGAAATACAGTGTTGACATTTTTTCGAAATCATACTCTTCCGTGTTATGCATTTTGGGACTCTGAGACTCTGGAAAGAACAAGTACAAAAGAACGACTTTTATGGTGGGAAACGTTACGTTTTGATTATCCTATTATTAAATACTGGATTGTTTGCTTAAAATACAAAATGGTTTTTGATTATGTTTTAAAAATTTAAATAGTAATGTAATAAATAATAAAAAAAATTGTACGGTAGCGTAATAATTATACTAGCATATAACTCGCACCACTATTTCCGTCATAACCCCATTTAACTTGATAAAAATCGCTGGAATTTCCTACGTATTTCCCCCTCGTGGCAATTTTATAATTTGTGTTTTTCACGAGATATTTTCCTGCCGGTTGTTTTGTATTTGCATGTGCTATAGCAGCATTTTTAGCAATGTTTGAATGATGTACAGCCCAATGTGCACCCCATTCGCTTGCCCTTTTTTCAGTATAAGCGTTAGAATGTGCATTTGCTGCCGCGATTGCTTCTGCTTTTGCCTCTGCTTTTGCGCCTGATATACTACTGTATATTTTACTGAGTGGAAGTAAACTTAGGTTTCCGTTTGCATCTTGTAACAATATTTTTTTAGATGCATCTGGTTGTTCAAAATATTCTTTTTTTGATCGAAACATTTTAACTAAAATAAAAAGTATCAACAGTGTATTTACAATAGTTAAACGGTCCATTTTTAAAACTCCATTTTTTTTATTTTTCGAATGATTTTATTATGTATAAAAAATATAAAAAGTTTATGTCAAACAGTTTTATAGACATTTTTTATGTGTAATCATAAGTTAGTATAGCATTTTGAAATAAGAAGTCAAGGGTACAGTATCAAATTTTCCATTCCCATATTTTTTAGTAACATTTGATAAGTTTCTATATCATGATGCTGTAATCTATACTTGGATTCATATGGTAATAAAATTTTGTTTCCTATGTGATGATATACGGGTACTAAATTTACAACGGGGTCTTTTGGCGTAGTATATCGAATTGTTTTGGAATACAAACCTATAGATTTATAATACTTTTTAAATTCTAAAGAACTCAACGGAGGTGCACCAAACGTGTATATAGATTTTATTTTTTTAGGTACCATAGATGCGAGTAATATACTTGTCGCACCACCGAGACTATGACCCGCTAAAATTATATCTTCATTATCGTCTATAAAGCCAGATATTTCTTTATTTTCACTCAACAACATTTCTAGTTTTGATACAAAACCACCATGAACGGTACCAGACGGGTTTTGGGGAGGCCATGGCCTTGGAACAATGTTTATATTCTTTTTGAAATCGTTTATATCTTTACTTCCCGAAAATATTAATACTGCCGGGTTTGTAAAAGACGGCTCCAAAAAACTATATGAGTCAGAATTTAAAAGTAAAGTAATAATTGTTTGAAGGTTCAACAGTTTCATTTACTTTAAATAAAAAAAATAAGAATCAGAATCTTAAAGTGAATGTTACAAAATAAATATGTAGCATTCGACTAGACAAAAAACTCTGATTTTGTTAACAAAATACAGGAATTTCGATTTTTGTAGAGAAGTTGAGTCTGCAATTCACTCTAGAAGTAAGAATACAAATGAGTATTTAAATAATTCTCTTAGGGTTGCTTGGAATCTTAAAGCTAACAAAAACATAAACGACATAAGCGTAGTTTTCGAAAAGGAAAAAATTATGACAAAAAATACTATTTTAGAACACATAGATTTGCAAAAGAAGGCTAGAAATGAACGATTTGAAAAAATGTTGCAAGAAAAATACGATAGTATAAATGACAAGAAATATAGCACACTTATAAAATGTAGAAGGTGTGGCTCTGAAGAAGTAAGTTATGAAGAGAAGCAGACAAGGTCAGCTGACGAAGCAGCAACCATTTTTATGTCATGTTCAACATGCAAAAATAGATGGATAATGAGTTAATCAAGAATTGTGTATTTTTTTGAAAAATAGTTTAAAAATAGTAAACGGCACATAATGTTATATGAGCGGTAAACAACTTTGTTTTTTATATTTTCAATCCATGTCGGAAATAGCTCTAAATAATCGCCATACCCGTCCGTATGCATTAGTATCATACTATGTTATTTAAAAAAATATTTTGAATTTTTATTATCACTATAATTCCATGAACAATTGTCAAACCTAAACATTTTTTATTTTTTTATTTACATTCGCAATACTTTTCATTCAAAGGTATAGGATATGTGGTATATCCATTTACAAAGTTATCATCACCCCATGTGAAATTTTGAGGAAGAGGAGAAAATCTCCACGGCTGTGCGTTCCAAGAATTATCCCAAATATCAAACAGATAGTTGTTTCTGTGTGTGTCACACACACCGCAGGATATAGGACAATCTCTACGCAAGATATATCCTAACCCACTTTTATACCCAAAACCTTCAGAGTTTGAGTTACAACCCCATAAAGACCAATCCCAGCTTGAGTCCTTCAATTTATTTCTTGTCAGCCAATCTGAATCCAATATTCCACATGGAAGTGTATACCAGTTATATTTTCCGTTAATACTTAACATTGCATTAAAATTTCCTCGACTTTTGTTTTGTGCATCGTGACAAGACATCACATACATGTGTGGATCAGATGGTGGTGGGTTGTATGGAGGTGGTATACTCGGAGGAATACTTGGTGGAGTACCCGGAGGAATACTTGGTGGAGTACCCGGCGGAATACCCGGAGGAATACCCGGCGGAATACCCGGAGGAATACTTGGTGGAGTACCCGGCGGAATACTTGGTGGAGTACCCGGAGGAATACTTGGTGGAGTACCCGGCGGAATACTTGGTGGAGTACCCGGAGGAATACCCGGAGGAATACCCGGATGCGTCATTGTCGGTCCACTTTG